GTCTGACAACTACGTTTCCACCATGCGTAACATCAATATCTGTAGCTTTATCAAAACGTAATCGTACAAACTGATCTGAAACTGGCTCGACAAGTAATCCCGTAACATCCTGTGGAACTGCTGTCTTACCAACAGCTTCAAAAGTTAAATTAGTAGAAGTTGCTGACAGTTGATCTAAAACATTGTATGAAAATACTTGGATCGTATAAGTTCCTTTTCTACTGTTCATTATTTCAAAATCAGGTCTTGATACCTTTTCACTTATAAAGTTCTCATCTTCAAATCTGTAATTAACTTGATACTGCACAACACCGACAATAGGTTGCCAACTAATAACAATTTTTGATACAGCCTGATTATTTATAGGAAATATTCTTTCAACAGCATTTAAAGCAGAAGGAGGTTCAGTAAGAGAATTTAATTTAGATACAGTTCTTGCTGTTAATGCTTCGCCATCTTCAATAAACGCATACTTACCTTCAACATAAGATAAAGCAGTAATCGCATAATTTATACCATCCTGTTCTTCTACTGTTATTACTCTGAATAATTGAGATTGAGTGGTTACGTTAGATATAAGAAAGTTTGCATTCACATTAGGAGTTTGAGAAAAAGCAGAACTTACAGTGATAGTACCACCTGAGACAGATGAGATTGCCTTACTTTCGAACGATCCATCGGGTAAAATCACTGCTAATGTTGCATCTCCAACAGGATTACCACTAGCATCTACAGCTAAGTCAGTTGCAGCAGTATCATCAACAGTAACAACAGTTGTAGAAGTAACAGCAGATAACCTTCCACCTCTTCTTACTCCTGCTCTTACAGGATCTTGAATCTCAATAATTGCACCTGGTCTTACAACCGCACCAGAATCAATAGAAGTCGCAAATGCAACAACTTCACTTTCATTCTGTTCTGCAAATAATATTGCTTTACCTAATCTTCTGGCCTGACCTCTTGAAGTACAGGCAAATGCTTTTACTTGTTTTACTACAGTTCCTATTTTAGATATTGCAGTTGCATCTTCTACTACTTCAAAATCAACTTCCTGACTATCCATGTTGAAATAAGACACAGATACAACACTATGTCTTGTTTTCAAGCTACTACCAGAGTATGAAAATCCTTCTTCAGTTACATTTGACAAGGTAAACAAATAACTTGGATCAGTAGGCTTATCTTGTGTAATTGTTATTGTTCCAGCAGACCATATTGGCATACACCTCATTACTCCTGCTAATTCATTTATCAAAGTAAATGCTTCTTTAGGGCTTTGAATATTTACATTGCAACTAAATCTAGCTTCCTCTCCTCCAGCACCATCATCAACAAGTGTATTAGCAAACTTACTGGCATTTACAAAACTAAAAAGATCAAGAGAACTATCTGTTATATGATCTCCAAATCCGTACCTTGAAGTCGTGAGAAGGTCAAGTAACACCATTGCAGGGCATGAAGTCCATACCGCAGCACCCATCACACCATTAAAAATATAGCCATCAGGATAAACAATACGACCAGTATTACTATCAACAGTAGGAGTACCAGAACTGGATGCACCTGCTCCTGGAATCCTTACTTTTATTCCTCTGATTCTAAATTTACGAGCAGGAATAGAACTAAACTGCATCGAATCTAGCCTTATAGAACTATATGCACTATTCAAATAAGTAGAAGCATCATCAATAATCTCTCCAAAACTTGTCCACTGAAAAGCATCTCTTAAATTAGTGTCTGTGCTATCTGCCGTGACTCTGCTTACTCTTATATCAACAGGAAACGATCCAGTGATATTTACACGATAATCTTTTTGGTACGCATCTCCACTTCTACCTCTAATAGTGTCGGTAATAACGTCAGTAAAACCTCCAGAATTATATTGAACAGCTACTTTTAACTGAACAGAAGAACCTAACAAATCTCCAGCATCAGTAGCTTTTTGTAATTGCGGAAATGTAATAGATACTTTTACAGCATCAACGTTTGTATTTGTTATCTGACGAGTGACAGGAGTGCTTGCAGTAACTTCGACACCAACGCTTGTTGTTGATACACTACTTTCGATTCCAGGGATCTTTGTCTGATCTCCAGTACCAAATCGAGGAGTAAATTTTACGTCTTGAAAATTAAAATCTGTGGTCTGTGGATCTGTAGAATCTGCGGAAGCTCTTAATACTGGAGTGTCGTTAAGAAAAACATCTTTTAATGCAGCATTATTATATGCAGTTGTACCTTTTGTTCTGCCTTCTTTTGATGCTGTTGCAAAACCTTCTATTTCTCCCTCTGAGACAAGATCAAGAAAAGTAGCAAACTGTCTACTGTGAAGAGTATCAGGTTCTCTAGTTGGTTGCGGAGGTGCTGGAGGAGGACTACCGCCACCACCAGAACCTTTAATTGGATATTTTTCTTCAATCATGCTTGTACCTGCTCAGTATCTACGGAACCACTAATAACAACTGATCCTGTAAATATTTCTCCGTAAACTAGAGGAACAGGAGTTCCCGCCCTTCCTGTTTGTTGCGTTCCACCGAAACTGAATGATAGTCTGGGGTCTTCTTCTGATTCAAACTTTGGGATTTCTGGAACGGGAAATAACATATCACTTACTCCAGATAAAAGAAGTGCTCCTCCAACACCTGCTAACGCTTTTGAAAGCATACCTACTTGTCCTAGTTTATGAATACCGAATACTGGGCCTTTTCCAAAAAGCATTCCTAGCCCCGTTCCAGAGCCCGCAAATGGAATAAAAGCTAGTCCAATTAATGCAGCACCTAATAATATCTTTCCAAAACCTCTACCAGCACCAGCAATAACAGGAATAAAATGTATATCTTCTTGTCCAATAGGATAAGAAAATTCTGATTCGTCTACTGCATAACTACCAATTTTTACCTGATAATGTTTAGGATTCATAAATCTATCTATTCCTTCAAAATTATTTACTAAAAAACTAACAGCACTAGCTAAAGTATCTGCTTTTACTTCAAATTCTTTATGTCCTACAAATTCTGCAAGCTCTCCATATAATTTTATTTTACGAAGCATAACGATACCTCTTTCCTGTGCATTTTAGTAACCAAGGAGAATATGGCTCTCTACAAGATAGTCTATCGGCTAAATGATGTAAT